AGCCGGGTATGCCGTGAGCGAGCACTCATAAACCTTTGCTATCTTTGAGATCGTGCGCGTATTCGTGTCCACGTCGTAAGAGTCGCCGCCCTCCGGTACTGTGAAAGCATAACTCATACCTCGCAGATCGCCGCGCCGTACCGCCTCGAAAGCCTCTCGCCCTGCTTCGGTATTCGGCAGCACCGCCTCGATAGTGAGCCCCTGAGCGTCAACATTGAGACTCATCGTCGCCGGAGTCCTCGCGAGCGGTATTCGGCTCGTATCGTGTCCGACTAAAAGTCTCACGTCGCGCAAGTCCGCACCGTCGAGCGCACCACGTTTAATGATCTCCGTATAAGCGCCGCCTATATCGTTGATCTGAGTCGGCGAGTCGTATACCACCGCTCGCCCGCTCAAAATAAGAGCTTTGTCGCCGTCTGCCGTCGGCTCTTTCGCTCGAATTTCTGTTACTCGAATTTCTTTCATTTCTGAAAGCCTCACTCTCTGCACAGTCGCACCGCTCGCCCACATCGAGCGCCGCGCCGCAAAACTCGCATATCTTATAGTCTGATCGTTTACGCTTCGCCGGTATCATCGTCGTTACCCTTGAGCCGGTTATCGACTCGGCCTATCTGGTACTCACTCGCGAGCGCCTGATCTATCACGTTGAGCGCCTGCATACGCCGGTCGCCGTCCGGTACACTGGGCAGCGCGAGCACCGCGAGAGCTTGGTTGATCGTGAGTAAGCCGTATGGAGCGAGCTTCGATATGAGCTCGACTTTCGTCTTATTGCTCGTAAATTGCAAGTGAGACGACTCAAACACGATAGAATTACCAAAACTCTGCTCGCGCTCGTTAAACACTTTCGCGGTAAACTCTTGCGAGAGCGCTATCGAGATCGGCTCAAGTACCGACTCATAAAACGCGCTATACTGATCTTCGGTATAGTCCGCATTTACGATAGCCTCGCATATGCCCAGATAAGAAAATATCTTTTGCCTGATCTGCTTTGTTTGCTCAGCGTCAAGCAATACCGGCTTACTTTCGAGCGGCTTATAGTCCATTTTGTTATCCACCGCCACGATACCGCCCTCGTTACTCATCGAGAGATAGTCGTCGATAAACGCCTGTTTTTCTTCTTTGAGCTTTGACGGGCTGAGTATCTGCGTAAAGCTGAGTATACCTCTGATCGACGCACCGGCTTTAATGCTCTGTATGATACCCTCGTTTTGAGTCTGGGCGAGCTCGATACCTGGGCTTATCGCGGAGTTATCCTCGCCCAGTATATCGCCGTCGTTGTAGAAGCGCCTCAAGTGTACAACGTCGTCATACGGTAGCACACACTCGCGCCCAGTCCGGAGCATGAAACCACAGAAGAGAGAGCCCTCGCCGTCGCTGAGTATGTTTACCCTCGTTGCCGTGATCGGATATATCGCCCTCACGTTACCGGAGCCGTCCCTATCGAGATAGGCGAAAGCGTTATTGTACAGATAGAGCCGCGTTATGAGCTTATACACAAAGTCGAAAGAGCTCATAAACCTATTCGGCCTCACCTGTAAGAGCCGGTTTAGCTTTGCGTCGCCGCTCTTGCGCTGCTGGTCGCCATAGTTGACGATATGAGCGCCCTTGAGCTTTGCCGCATTGCGAGCGATAGCGTCCACGCCCTCGCGGTAAACGTCTGAGCTATAAGCGTCTCCGGAGTAGCTCGAAAAGCCGTATACCGGCTCTTGTATGAGCTTGGAGCTCTGCACCTGTCGCCGCTTTAAGAGTTTGTCTAATATGCCCATTGAGAGCCTCCCATAGCCTGAGCGAGATAATGAGCATCGTCGTTATTGACTCTGATCTTTGAGACGTGAGCGAGAGATACATACGTCACGTCGTCGGTAGAGCTCTCGCGTATTGCGATATATCCCTTGAGCACCGGAGCCGTGAGCGTTATCATAACGTATTGCCCTGCACCTGAGCGAGCGTTATACAGCTTCGCGTCGATAGTCTCTTTATGCTCGCCGGTATCGACTAAAAACACATTATCCATATTATCCACCTTATCACTTTACCCATATTTACCCTATACTATTATTATAATTGATCGCGGTATTATTGTCAATACGATATTACCATATTACCGATAACATATAAATAAAAGCATACCGGTTATTACCGATATGCCGTTATTTTCTGTTTATCCTTATTTTTTCTTTTTTTGCATTTGCTTTAGCTTTGCCTCTTTTGCCTTTTGCATTTTAAGCTCTGCCATTGAGAGCACTCTCTCCGGCTGAGCCTGAGCCGTCGCCTCCGGAGCGTCGCCGTCGTCGCCTATTTCGTCCTCCCAGTCGAGTATGAGATCGTTGTCAACTTTGTACTCGTCGCCGGGCTTTATGCCGTCCTCAAAGTAATTGTAAGCCGGTAGAAACGTAAAGCGGAGAGACTTTTTCGGGCTGAGCCTACGCTTGAGCATTTTCAATTCAAGCGGTATACGCTTATCCTCGCCGGGTTTGGGCTCTGCCTCCGCTTTTTCAAAGATATTTCTCACCCTGTTATCATGCCTCTGTTTCGACTCATAGACCTTGACTCGCTTACCGCTCTTTTTCGTGAAATAGTGCTTTTCGTAGTCCATGCCCTGATATTGCATCGCGAGCACTATATCGCTCGAATACTCGATACCGGAGCTCTCACGAAACGAGCTCATACTCACCGGCTCTAAATACGATGTCCGGTTAAAAGCGGAGATCGTCAATACCGGTATACGATAGTCGCGAGCTACTGTTTTCAACGTCGATACGTCATAGTCGGTTAAGAGCCGTTTCTCTTTGGTTTCTGCGTTCTCGCTGGGTTGCAGAATTTGCAAGTAGTCACAAACGACAAACGGCCTCCGGCCTCCAATAAGCCGCCTTTGTCCCGTCTCTGTTTCAGTCTCCCACCGTCCGCCGGTTGATAAGATATGATACTCTACCGCCGCTCTCACCACATCGACGGATACATCGTTATTACCTACAAATATTTTGACGTGCGGAGCTATTCTCTGAGCCGCCGCGTAAGCCTCCATAAAGAGCCTCGACTTATCGTCCATCGCCTCACCGAAAACGAGATCGCCGACTCTACCCTTTAAGATGTCCATATGAGTAAGCCGGTTTTCTCTGCTTATCGACTTATCACGCATAGCAATAATATGGCTATATCGACTTATCGTCTTAGCGTTAAGCTCTTTTTTACTCATTTCGAGCGAGAATATGAGCACATCTTTACCGGCCTCCGCTATCGCCGTCCCTATTTGCAGAGCGAGAGACGTTTTGCCCAGAGAGCTTATAGCGCCCAGAGATATGAGCTCGCCCTCCATAAAGCCGCCGTCGAGAGCGTCGTCGAGAGACTGAAAGCCGGTAGACCATGCCTCATCTTGACTCTGTTGCTTTGCTTTTACGTCGTCCAATAGCTCGCCCAGAGCCGCGCCGTTATCCGTGATATGCTGATACTTTTGTATCACGTATTCGACTTTAGCCTCATCGGATAATTTCGCGTATTCATCATACGATAGTATCTTAAATCCTGCCATAGCCTCCACCTCCATTAAAACGGCTGTTTGTTCTTTTTCGCGTTGATCTGAGCCGCTCGCTCTTGAGCCTCTTTCGCCTGAGCATACGCTCGCCGCTCTTCTTTTGTCAATGTGACGTGCCCAGTAAACGCCCTCAGCGTGATCGGCCTGCCCTGAGCGTCAACGTCTTTATCTCTCTCCGCTTTGTCGAGCGTCTTTTCGATATAGTTTCGACTCTTGCCTCGCGCCCTGTACAAGCCTGAGCACCGAAAGAGCCGCTCTGTGATAGCTCTATCCTGAGTGAATTTGTAAAAGTAGCTCATTAGTGCGAGATCGGCCTCACTCTGAGACTTATAGCCGGTTATATCGCCGTTGTAGAGCCGCCGCACTCGCTCGCCGGTACTCCCACTCATAAAGATACCGTCGAGTATCTCCGCATCGCTGAGCCGCTGCACCTCCCATAACCACCGCTCATAGCTAAAGAACACGCCGCCGAGTATCTGCTTTTGCGTGAGCTTGGATATGTCCACGCTATCCCATGAAACCACAGAGAGAGAGCCCTCCGGCCTCCGGCTGCATGGAGTATCTATCGCCGGTACTTTCTCGATATAGCGAGCGTAAACGTCGGCGAGCTCTGCCTCTCGCTGAGCGAGAGGATAGTCGTATCTTGGAGACGTTACGCCGGAGATCGTGATATACCCTTTGTCTAATAGCTCATACTCCGCGACTCTATCGCCGTAATTGTCGAGCTTGCCTCCGGCTTTGTGCTGGTAGTCGTCCGGTATCTCTGCCTCAATGAGGATATGAATACCGGTATGGCTTGGAGAGAGTTCGGTATACGACGCGAGCGCCGTTATAATTTCGTCGGCCTCGCGAGTGATCTTATAGTCGTTGTCGCGGTAGGCGACGACGTTATCGAGATCGACTCCAATAAGCCCAGTAGCGCCCAGAGCGATACCCACGCCCTTGATCTCACACTCGACGCGAGCGCCCTTGTTAGTTACCGTCGTGATCTCTCCAATATGAGCCGCCGCCTCATCGAAAGTCGATAGGTTTGTCGCGTCGTTGATCTTCGCATTATCGAGCGTGTACGCGCATATTGGAGGCTTGTCATAGCCGCCCACGCCGTTATGCTTCGACGGGTTGTATATCATCGGATAGCACACCCATATTTTACGCTCGCGGAGCTTTTCAAGCTGAGCCGGTAATTGCATTGTCTTACCTCCATATTATTGATACCTTGACAAATATCGGTAACTTTGATAATATAATAATACCATTTGAGAAAAGCCTCCTTCATCCTTTCAAGGTTATTTCGATAATGGTACTTGCAAGGGTAGAGCTCTGATCTGATAGCGCTGTCGGTGAAAGAGCTCTATTTTTTGCATCTCCGGAGCCTTTGCCCTGCACTTTTCGCAGAGTTGCCGCTCTGATCGGCGAGAGCGTCGTCGTATTTCTGCATGAAACCACAGAGAGGACACCATACCGGAGCCGGAGCCCTGATCTCCGCTTATCCTCTGGAGATCGCGCCGTATCTGCTGGGCATCGTTGACCAGGTAGCCGGACCCCTCTACAAAAATTCTTTGAGACGGGTTTTCGTGAGTGCCCCCACCGGTCCCGGAGTTTGTGCTCGTTTTCGTACCGCCCTATACCCTTTGAGCGCCTCCGGAGCGCTTGAGCCGGTTCGATGGCAGCACCGCCGCCGCTGGGCTTCCCTCTGTGGTTTCATGTCGTCCCTCTGGTATTCGGATATGCAAGCGCTGAGCGTAAGCGGTTAAAGCGCTTGCGTTATCCGCGCTTATCCAATACATCCAAAACATAATACCATACATAACCACCGTCGCGCAAAAATGTTTCTACTATATATGTGCGCTCAAATAACACTCTTGTAGGTGTCGCACTTTACGTGGGTAGAAGTGTCGCACTTTACGTGGGTTAGGTGTCGCACTTTACGTGGGTTAAGTGTCGCACTTTACGTGGGTAGCTCTGAGCTATGTATCGCTCTCAAGTGTCGCCGCGTTAAGTGAAAGTGTAAGATACTTTGGTGTATCCTTTACGCCCTTCACGTATTGCCTCATAGCCTGTTATTAAACCTTTCTTTCTCCATTCTTTGAAAATGCTATCAACGTCCTGCTTTATCCTTTTGCGACGTTGTTTCTTTGCCTCATTGCTGAGCTCGTACCGCTCGCCGTTTTCGTCAAAGTCGAAACCATCATAGCCGACGGCAGGATATACGATAGAGTCAAAACGGATAGTGCGCCGGTTGAGCGGTATCTCTTCGGGTATGTATATCCTATGCTCTTTCTCCGCTGCGGCTTTGAGCCTCTCTTGCTTGCGTCGGTTTTCGTTGGCTCGCCTGATAACGATGTCATATAGTGCTTGCTTGAGAGCTTGGTTGTCTCTGGTAAATTGTAGCCCTTTGATCTTCATAAGAGCCGCGTTTCTGCTATCTATCTCTCTGCCGTTGAAGATCGCCCACTCAAGCAATGGAGGCATAAAGCGCTCGTCTCTTGACAGTATAATAAGATCGTCCATCCACGCACCGTTAAGATAGCCCTCGCCGACGATAAAGCTAATTATCGGCTTGTGCAATACTATTTTCTTTTCGTTGCCGTCCTTGTCTATCTTTGAGTATTCAACATCAATAGTAGCTTTGAATTTTGATAGCGCCTCTTTGATCTTGGCTCTCCATTCGTCCGGTACTTTGATATTGTCTGTATCTGAGCCAATAATAAAGCGGTATACCATCTTAGCGCTTAAAACGAAACATCCCTCAGCCCAGTGAGATACAAGAGCTTCGTGTATAGCCTTGTCGTCGTCATTAAGCTGTGGAGCATATAGCGCGAGTCCCTGCTCAATGAGCGGAGTAAAGTCGATATTGCCGTATACAAATACCTTCTTTCTCTTTTTGCCGCTGAGTAAGACTTGCTTGCCGCCTATAAAGCTATCAGAGTTATTGAAAAGATCGGTAGTCAATTTATCTATCATGGTTACTCTTTTCGTTACTCTGAAAGCTGTAAAATAGTTGTCGTCCGTTCGTTCGACGTGCGGCTTTTTGAGTAGCACTCCTAAAGAGTCCGACGTATACTCACTTCTATCGAGAGCGTCGTCGATAGCCTTTTCAATTTTCTGTAAGCTCTTTTTGTCGCCTTGGAGTGCTTTGATATGCCGTTGAATACCTTCGGCGATAATTGAGCGTCGCGCATAATCGTTATCAATGAAAACAGTATCGTTATCAACGACGCGAGTACCGTACTCAACGCAGATACCGAAAAAGATAGCTTTTACCTCCGGCTCTGCCTCGCTCATGTATTGCGCGTATGAGGCTGTCACGTGTTGATACAAAGTCGTCAAGTGATACTCTATCTCTTCGAGAGCACTCTCAACAATAGCCTCCGTGCCCTGATCTGTAATTCTCTTAAAGCGTTCATCGAGAATAGCCTCAATAAACGCCTCATTCGCCCTTGCAAATTCTTCGTTGAGCTCTTTTAGCTCTCTGATGTCCATTTTGCTAAATTGGGCGATATATGGAGCTTGAAAGTCTTTTATCCTTTGCCGCTCTTCTTGCGTGAAGTCAAAGAGTAGCATACTCTCACCTCCCCTCTGTGGTTTCATTACCGGCTACATAGTCCGCGAGTGCCTGATCTGTGACGTACCACCGACGGCATACCTTGTTAGCCTTAATTGAGCCGTTGCGAATATTGCGCCGTATCGTCTCCGGTAGAACGTGCAATTTCTCCGCGCACTCTTCGACGGTATAAGCCGTCATATCTTCGAGCTTTATCATTATGAGCGCCTCCTCCGCGTTTTCTTGGGCTTTGTCGGGTACTCCAATAGCGTCGAGTCGTCTATCTGGTCGAGAAACTCGCCGAGTATCTTATCGAGTCCCTCTTTCAGTTCGAGCCGGTTCGTGAAAGCGTAATTGCGGAGCTTTTGCAAGTGTGTTTTGCGCACTTTGAAAGTCATTGTCGTAAAAGCGTCCACGTCGTCGATAAATTTATCCTCGACGGCCTCCGGAGCCTCCGGAGTCGTGATCTCCGGCTCGCTCTGCTTGCCTCTGAGTAACGGGTTGCCGCTCAAAATACTCTTTTTGCTGTTATCTGCCATTGTTAGCACCTCTCTTAATTATTTCTTGAGCGAGAGCCTGATATTGAGTCGAGCCCACGCTCTTAAAAGCATACTCAAGTATGTCTTTGCCGCTCGCCGGAGCCTCGCCCAGTTTTTTACACCGACTGAGCGTCGTTTCGTATACCTCGCCGTCGAAAGCCTCTTTGAGCGCCTCTCTGATCTCATTATCGAGCTTACCGCGAGCATCGTAGAAAGTTACCACGATACCGCCGACTTTGAGCGCCGGGTTGAAGCTCGCAGAGACGGCCTCCACCGTCTCCCTGAGCGCCTCCACCGCCTTGAGCGGTAAATAGCTCGCCTGTACTGGTATGAGCGTCTCTGTCGCCGCCGTGAGCGCGTTGAGCGTTAATACGTTGAAGCCTGTCGGGCAGTCTATAAGACAATAGTCGTAAGACGTGCGGAGCTTGCCCAGAGCGTCGCGGAGTAGATAGTTATATCCCTCTCTCTGCACAAACTCCACCTCACCGGCTGAGAGCCTCATATCTGCCGGTATGATGTCGTAAGCCGTCCGGCCTTCGTGAGTTCTGATCGCATTATTGATGTCGCCGGAGCCATTGAGTACCTCGTAGATCGTTATATCGCTGGGCTTGAGATCGTCAAGCCCAGTCGAGATAGAGAGATGTCCTTGAGAGTCCATGTCGATAAGTAGCACCTTGAAACCACAGAGAGAGAGAGCCGCGCCGACGTTGAGAGCCGTCGTCGTCTTTGCCGTGCCGCCTTTTGCATTGAGTACCGCGATAATACGCATATAACCACCTCTCTTTATTGGTCGCGCTTATTGCGCTGCTGAGCCTTTTGTCGTATGTATTCTCTGTAATAATAGCTATCCTGCCGTATGTTCTTGCTCTTATTGCGCTCGCGCTTCGCTTGCTTTGCTTTTTCTCTTACTCTGTTCTCGCGCTCTATCAGAGCTTTATCCTCGCCGACGGCCTCCAATTCGAGCATATCGGTTATAGCTATTTCGAGCGCCTCGCATATGTCCGCGATGTCCTCTAATGCAATATAGGTAACATCTTCATTGACAATGCGATAGATAGTATGAGCCGGTACATGACTCATGTCGGAGAGATCGGCTATGGATATCCGGAGATCGCCCAGTATAGCGCTCAGTCGTATTCTTACCCTATAATTCAACGATACTCACCTCTTGCAAATTGCATCAAGGTAAGCTATAATGGATATAGCTTACCGGTTTAATTATGAGAGAAACGCGGTAGCTGTGGGCTTAGCGCTGGGCAAGAGCGTTAAGCCTTTTCTCTTGAGTAGCTCAAATTACATCACTCCCGTATTAACGTATTACCGATAACTCTATATTACTGATAATGTCGTAATATCATGGTATAGAATTATCATTATCAGCATTATAGCAGAGCCTCGCCCAGTTGTCAAGCATAAAAGCGTATTAAAAGCGTATAAGAAAGAGAGCCGCCGCTCTGGTAGCTCCCTCCTGTGGTTTCAAGTGCTCATTTTGCGCCTCTCTGAGCCAAAACCGCGAGCCGTCGGCGAGTAAATGCCCATTGGAGCATCTGAAAACGCCTCAGAGCGGCGAATTTTGAGCCCTATTCGCCCTCAGTCTCTGCCGGTTGTACGTTGCTGGGCTTGTCGCCGGTAGCCGCCTCTTTGACGTATACGAAAAGCTCGCCGTTATAGTCGTCCTGAGTATCGAGCCGGGTTATCTGGTAGAAAACGCCGCGATATTCGATAAAGTCGTATACCTTGAGATCGTCGCGGTAGTTGAGCACAAAGAGCCTCGACTCACTTTCTCCATACTGAGCCGCCGCGAATTTCTGATCTTGTGAGAGTTGCCTCGCATACGCCCAGATAGCCGTCGCCGTGAGATACCGGTAGACTCTTGTCGAGTTGCCGTATTTGTCTTTCGTCGTCGTTTTGCGTATGAGCTTGACCTTTTTATCTTTCTTGTAGTAGAGCCGTGAGTTGTTCGCCATAGATACCACCTCTCTATTATCCTTATAGCGTGTTAAGATATTCTTGGTAATGCTCAGTAAGTCCGACGTAAGCATCTAATAGGCTCGCCGTGCCGTCTATACGATACTTCGCGCTCTGAGCCTTTACCGGCTGGATATTGCCGTTTACATCCGTTTTGATCGCGGTATTAGTCAAGCACCATTTGAGTAAAGGGTTGTTGTTATAATTGATCTGCTTCGCTTGCAAGTCCGCGCCCATTTTCTGCATAGGCAGCGAGAGCGTTTTTACGCCCTGATAGCACTTAACCATATTGAAGCCGTTAGACTCCATCTCTTGCACAAAGTAAGCCGCTGAGTATGGATCGTAATAGATCCACGCCGGAGAAACGTCGTATCTCTCTACCATTTCGAGAAACCACGCCGTCACGTCGCTATAATTGATCTGGTTGCCCTCGCAGAGCCGGAGTAGTCCGGCCTCATACCATTTGTCATAGGGTATTTTCTCATCGTGTACGCGCTTATCAAAGTGCTCCCTTGGCAGCCAATACATTTGAGCCGCATACTTGCGCTCTTGCTTATCCATGAAAAGCAACGTCGCCGCCGTGAGATCGCCGACGTGCGAGAGATCGACTCCACCGATACAATAATAGCCTTTGAAGTCGGCGAGATCGAAAGTCGCCTCGTTATTGATGTCGTCGAAAGTGAGCCACGCCGTCGATACCGTCGATATTACGTTAAAGTCTTTTGTGAGCACTCCGGTTAAGTCCTTTGGAGACTGTTTCGCCCTCTCCACCTTTGCGATAATGTCGTCGAGCTTTTTTATTTGTCCGAGTGCTGGGTTTGCCTTTTGCCACATCTCCGGAGCCGTCCACTCGCGTTTATCGTCGAGCTCATAGAGCACCGGTAGAAAGTGATCGTCTCTGATCGTGCCGTCACATACGCCGGTAGCGTACTTAAAGAGATCGTCGAAAATGCTCTCGCGCACCGTCCCGGCTGTTGTGATCGAAACTAAAAGCGGTTGCCGCCTCGCGCTCTG